AAGCCTGCGGAATATGCTTGAGGTGTACGGCAAGGGCGGCGACTTCGGCCTGCCTTCCAATGAGTTTTATATGCCTTTTTCAAAGGACATGACACTCGGCACGACCACCAACGGTACGAATACCGTCACGCCTGATTTCCGCTTTGATGTGGTTGTTGGGCGAACTGTTGCCCCTGTGATGACTCGCATATGTCGTGTCATCAATACAAATGTCAATCAGGTGACATTCCCTCGTGATTCAAACACGAACAATATCACCACGTCACCACAGTATGGCACGACTTTTCGGCCATTCATGGGTGAAACAGTCAATACCACGCTTTCAAAGATCGATACCGGCCCGTTCACTCAGTTGACGATCCCGGTAAATACCGGCACGATGTTCACCGATGTTTCGGCTGACTTCTTCGCTGACGTGGCCGGAATTTCCAACTACATCCAGACAGAGGCCTCAAAGGCTTTTGCGGCTGTGGTTGACAATCAGGTCATTAACGGTGTGACCGCATCGACCGAAGCGGAAGGCGTGATTTCTAACAGTTCAGTTGGCATCACCAAGACCGGCAGTAATAACACGCTTGTCGCAAGCAAGGTGATTGACGGTTTCTATGCCCTTGCTGACCAGTATGCCACCAACCTTTCGTGGGTGATGCGTCGTGCCACTCATGGCAAGCTGGTTGCCTTGAATGATACGACCAACAGAAGCCTTTTCCTAGGCTCTGCTGATTCCGGTTACACGCAGGGCATCACCCCGGCACTGATGGGGCAGCCGATCTATTTCAACGGCTTCGTGCCGGCTTCCGGTGCATCAACGCCTAAGTCGATTGTGCTGGGTGACTTCAACGAATATATCTTGCTCTTGCGGCAGGGCTTCACGGTCTCGATTGACGAAGTATCGATGGCCTATGCGAACCGCGTCCGTATCGCGGTCAAATACCGCTTTGGCGGTGCTGTGCGTGATCCGCGAGCCTTCCAGATTATTCAGGAACTTGTCTAAGTTTTGAGGGCGTGCCCCTCGCCGTTCCCGGTTGTCAGATGCTTCGGCAGCCGGGGGCGGTTTTTACCTTACTTTGTTTATCCACCTGAAATAAGACTACTGTACTATGCCTGCATACATCACACAGAATGAAGCGGCCCTATTTGCTGAAACGCTTGGCAGTGTATCCGCCATGCGTGCCACCGTGCTATTAACAGCAGCATCGACCATGCTTGACCAGTTCACAGGCCGCACTTTTACAGGTGCCGAATTGACTGATAGCGTAAAAGCAGGAATCGCCATGTGTGCCGAATGGATGGCCACGTCAAACCCGGCAGGCGGAACGATTATCAAAGAGAAGATCGGCGATTATGACGTCAATTATGCCACGCCTGAAGCGGGCAGCATCCCGGTCGCCATTCAGATGTTGTGGGCACCTTACAAGATTGTGGCGGTCGGATGATACGCAAGAAAATTAAATACAATTTTCAAGGGCAAAAATTTATTCAGAACCTTGAACGAAGCCTTGAATCTGCGGCCATTCAAGGCGCGTTAATGGTAGAACGCGACGCCAAAAAACTTTTGAATAATACCGGCAAATCATTCCCGGCCAAAGCAGGTTACAACTCGCCAATATTTAAAGGCGATGGCGTGCCAGAGCGGAAAACCAAGCCCGCCGATATGGGCATCAGCATGAAAACACTGAAGGCCCAGCGGGTCTATTGGTACGGCGAGCCGCTTCATAGGTGGGTTCAGGCATCAATGCCGGGAAGCCCGCCAAATAAACAGACCGGCACTCTGCAACGGTCGATCATTCATGAATATTCCAAGGCCAAAAAAGAAGCCAAAATCGGACCCGCCCAACAGCTTAAATATGCCAGAGTGCAAGAGCTAGGGTCGGCACAAATGCCCGAAAGGCCGTATCTGACGCCAGCATTCAAGATGAATGAAAAGAAGATATTTAAACTGTTTGCTGATGCCGTGAAACGAACAATGCCATGATATTACCGCATTCAATCACACTGCAAAAGCACACAGAAAACGAATCAAGCCTCGGAGGTGTAAGCAAATCTTACGCTGCCGATTCAGTATCTTATCGTGCTTTTGTGCAGCCGCAGCGAGAAAGTCTGGCAATTATCAACACGTCAGGCGGTAGAAATCTGATCGTTGACATTTACGCAGAACCAACGATACCAGCAGCCGCAACTGATCGCATTGTTTTTGATGGGCAGACATACGAGATAACGGGCGTCATTCAGCAGTTTTCGCCGCGTGGCAATCATCACGTCAAAATTACTGCAAGAGTTCTGGATTTCATTTCGTGAATATCACTACCAGGCTAAATTCGATCAAAGCTCTCTGGGAGTCGGCTTTCCCGTCGATTCCCTACAGCTTACAGCTTGCAGGCCAAAACGAAGCCGTTCCGAATGCCGTTCTCGAAATAGGCCAGATAGAGCAGTTTGGCGGAACCACTACCAAAAAGGGATGGCGGTTAAACGCTGAAATCAAAGCAAATTTTGCGTCTGATACCGACGCAATTTCAAACCTTGACACGATTGTAAGCACCTTCAATCGTGCAAAGTCTGCAAACTGGTATTACATGGTTGTGACAAATGCAAGCGTAACTGCAAATTATCAGGGCCATGGGTCATTGTGGCAAATAACTGTCTCTCTCGTGGTCGAATGGACGACCTGAAAGGATAAAGCATGGCTGAGCGTATTGCAGCGTATCAGACAACGGTGAAATGGTCGCTCCTGACCACACCGCCCAGCACCTACGGCAACGCGACAACGCTTTCCGTTGGGGAATGGAATTTAAATATCAATACTGACCTCATCGACGTCACAACCACAGGCGACGCAGGATTCAGGTATTTCATACCGGGCCTGAAATCGTCTGAAGGATCATTGACGTTCTATCATGAGGACGCAACCGACCTGCCGATCAAACCCGGCGAAAAAGGCAAGTTTGAATTGTTTGTCGATTCTGCGGCAAACGTCACCAAGTCTTATATCGTGCCGGTCACAATCGGTTCGGTTGAAGTCTCTGCGGCTATCGATGGCGCGGTGGAAGCAACCGTGAACTATCAGGGCCGTGGTGCAATCACTGGCGACCTTTACACTTGATTGAATTGAAGAGGGGCAATCTTCAAATGATTACGCGACTGATTCCGCAACCGATTGAAATTGAAATCAACGATACATGCTATAAATTCGCTCAACTGCGAATTGGCGAAATATCACGCATTCAGGCGTGGCTTGATTCTCTGCCGAATCCCATGGCAACCATCAAGACGCATCTTGAGGGGCTAACGCCGGACGAACGCAAGGCACTACTAATCGAGGCTCAAAAAGAGCTTCGCACCTGGCCACCGCAATACGGCACATCTAAGGGGCTGGAAATGATCGGCAGGCCGGAAGGAACCCGCATTTTCATGCGTGCCGCCTTGAAGCGATGTCAGAATCACATGACAGACGCCGATTGTGATGCAGTGACTGAAAGCCTTGACCTTGATACGCTGGCCCAGATTATTGAAATTGCATCGACCGGAAAACTGTCTGGCGTGGACGGTATTGAAAAAAAATAACAGGGCCAAAGAACGCACCCGGAATTAACTGGGGCGTTTTGTTTGCTGGCCTTGCTGACCGCTTCGGGTACACGCCAGACCAGATTGCAGAACTGACAGTCGATCAGGCGTGTATTCTGCTCAATGACGGGAAAGACCCGTCTAAAAAGGTTGTCACGATCAATCGTGGTGATGATGTCGCAAAAGCACTTGCAAAGATTCGAGCTTAACAAATGGCAAGCGTAGGCGACTTATTTGTTACAATTTCGGCGAACGCTCAACCGGCCCTTGATGCTTTCAAGAGTGTCGAGCATTCGCTAGGCAATATCACGAGAGCCGCTGGCAGTACGTCCGGCGCACTTTCGGCGGTATCCAGAAATTCAGAATCCGGCTTTGCTCAGTTTGCCGGTTCTGTTTTGAAGGTTGTGACTGCTTATAGAGCCTTGACATTTGCCGTAACGGCTTATAAGCAGGTGGCCACAGCCGCAACAGGCATAAACCCGGTAACGGGTAATGCTTTCAGCCCTGCCACCTTGGGCGTTATTTCAGCCATCACTGGCAAGCTGCAAGCCCTTGGGCCAATCGGCAAAGCGGCAGGTGCTGCGGCTGGTGCTGGCCTTGCCCAGATCGGCTCTGTGGCTTCAATGGCATTAAGCCCATTGACAAAACTGATCGCTATTTTTGCGGCCTTTAAACTGGCCATATTGGCGGTAGTTGCAGCAGTTGCCGTATTTTCTGCTGGCATTGCCAGTGCATTTAAGGCAGCACAATTAAAAGAGTCTATCGGTGCTGTTGATGCAATCTTTAAAGATTCATCAAATTCAATCAAGACATTTGCCGACGATGTTTCTGCATCGCTTGGCAGGTCAAAAAAAGAAGTATTAGATTCAGCGGTTCAAATCGGTGCAATTCTCAAATCTCAGGGATTCACTGAAGCCGAAGCGGCAGCCAATTCAATCAACATGCTTGGAACTGCAATGGAACTTGCAGCCCAGCGTGGCACGTCAACTGAACAGGCTTTAAATGCCGTTTCGGCTGCAATTCGTGGCGAAACAGATCCGATTGAACGGCTTGGTATCTCAATCAATGAAGCCCTTGTAAAAAAGACCATTGAAGGCAACGCCAATCTTTCAAAGTTAGCCCAGACAAACGAGCTTGCCGCCAAAGCCACAGCCCGGTTGATGCTGATTCAAGAGCAGTCAGCCGACGCTATGGGCACGATTGCCAAAGAATCGGGCAATCTGACGCAGCAGATGGAGCGGTTAAAAGGTCAGATTTCACAGACATTCACCGAACTTGGTTCGGGATTCGAGCCGCTTGTTACGGCATTTGTCAGGCTTGGCAATGCAATCATGCAGACTCTAGGCGGCGGTATGCCGACTGCGGCCAAAGGCATTGAGGCCCTGTTGCAGCCTATTACATTCATGGTCAATAAGGTTGCCGCCCTTATTGAAATGTTTAATAAGCTGGTCGGACTGGTGCGAAGTGTGCCGAAACTTGGTGGCGACATCATGCAGCCGCAGGCCAAACCAAAGCAGGGCCTTGAACTGCTTGATGAGCAGATTGCGAAGTTTGAAGCGGAGAAGGAATACAATAATCGTTTAAATTCCTTACGCGATGAAATGGCAGAACGCGAAAAGAAACGTAACGAAGAGATCGCAAAAGAAAAAGCCTGGTGGGATGAACAGGTACAGGATGAACTTGACCGCCAAAGCATCGACAGACAGCAGAAGATTGATAGCGCAATAGAAGATCGCAACCGAAAGATGATGGATCGATTCAAGCTGCAAGACCGCATCGCATCGACAACGGCTGATATGTTCCGGCCCATGATGGGTGACATCTCAACCGCTTTTGAATCAAACCTGTTGGCAGACTTTCAGCAAAATCCAATGATTGAACTCTCTAATGAAATGAAATCATTAAACGGCGAAATCAGCCGATTGAATGAAACCATTTCAGAAGAGCGAGCAAAACAGGCGGGAAGATAAATAATGGGTGCCCCAAATGTCACATACCAGATGATTCCCGAAAGCTACAGCGTGTCGGCTAACACGCAAGGCTTGCGGGCATCTGTTCAATTCCTGACGGCTTGGTCAGATGCTTATACTTTTGTTAATCAGGCTCTTGGTATGCCGAACGGGCAGGCGTGGGCTAATCCTTCCAGCCCCAATATGTTTGCAGTTGAGGCGACAGTCAGACCGGTCGGATTGACTTCCAATCTAACCAGTGCCAACGGCACTTTCGGCCTGAACCCCGGCCAGTTCTTTGACAAGGCAAAAATTGAACTGGTATTCACAACGCCTGATAACAACCTTGGGCAATACTCACGAACCGCTACTGAAGTTGATTCAACCGAACTGATGACATCTGATGTACAGATCGGAGTTCAGACGATCAACGTCCCTACCGGCTCGCTTGACTGGCACACAACCGAAGCGGGCGGATCGGCTCAATCGGTCAATCTGACAACTGAAGGCCAGCCGGAAAAACTGACCATCATGATTCCAACGGCCAACGTCAATATCACAGTGCATGGTGTGAAAGATAATTCATGGGTGGCAGCCTCGCGACTGGTCGGCAAAACCAATAACGCGACGCTATGGGGCTATGCCCCGGAAACACTCTGCTTAACTGGCGTCACGACCAGAAAGCGGGTCGTGGCATCAGGCTTAATGACGGTCGATGCAACACTCTCCTACAAATGGATTAGTGTTGGCTGGAACACCAAACTCTCGCGTAATGGTTCATGGCGTCGCATTAAATTCAAAAGCGGTGCATTGCCCTATCCAACGGCTAATATCACCATCGCAGCCATTTTTCCGAACACCTCACGGATTCTCAGCCTTACATGAGCCTGATAGACCTTTACGGCAAGCGAGATCAGCAGAGTCTGCTCGATAATTCATTCCCAGATGGGATTGATTTAATCAGCAATGGCAACCGGCACGGACTCGCGCTGAATCCTGAAGAAAACTTCTATGTTCGATTGACCGGTAAAGATACCGGCAATACGCCGATCAAATACGCCTGGCAGGAAGTTATCAGACTTGATAATAACACTTGGACAAACCTGACCACACACTACGGCAACGCCACCAACGATCCAGCCTATGAAGTCAATAACGCCAATCTTTCAGCGGGAAACACGGTCTATCATGTGACCCGATCCATGCAGACTGGGAGCCTGCTATTCTCTGCAATCGGCGGCACGCTTAACACAGACATCAAGGGCAAAGATATTGTTCTGATGATTTTGGGCACTGAAGAAGAATACGACACCTGTGCCAACGCCCCGGCGGCCTCTCCCGGCTGTTGGCAGGGCTACGCGTGGGCGGCTTACAAAGTTTGTGGCTACACATATACCAAACTGTTTGACGCTCGCGACCTGGGCAAATGGGCACTTGAACTGAACGGCGGCACCACGTCAGCATGGCGACGATTTCACCCGGCTTTCTGGGGCTGGGATAGTTACACGGAAGGCTTGCCGACTGCCGCCAACGCTTGCGAGGGCGTGCGGTTTATCGGCACGGGGGCCAGCGCGTTATCTTGTAGTTGCCCTGACTGGGTGTCTGATGTTGACTGCCTCAAAATTGAATTTAACACCACCGAACGGCCTGAAGATCCGCAGGAATGCTCATCGGCAGTCAATCACATGGACAACCATGATGAATGGGACAAAGCATTCTCTCAAACGCTCTGCCGGGCTGGATGCACGTTCTCAGGCACGACCGCAAACAATACTTTTACAATCGACATCGATTTTGCCGAAATACCACGCACCGACCCGGAATGCTTTTGGGGGCCTGCGACATTCGACCCTTGCGAACCGTGCGAGGCCTTTGGCCGATTTGAGATCTGTTTCTTGGTGTCAGGCGGAAACGAGCCCAACTGTGGCGCGGGTTGCCACGTCACAGCCTATTTTTCGTACAGTGATATGAAAGCACTCATTGAAAATTGTGCCACGGGCAACGGCACGATGTCGATCACTCCCACAAATGTAGTTATGTGTGACGGCTGCGGCAATGGGCAATCACCGCCCGAGGTCTATTACTTCATTGATTCATCATCCATCGTTCTGAAATGCTGCACCAGCGGCGAAACGGCAAACTGCCCATGATCAGACCATGCATCTGCGATCATCCGCAAATCTGCACCAGGCACAAGCGGCGGGTGTATCAACCTGATATTGAGCAATGCCAAGCCACCGGCGACCCCGGCACGCCACCACCCTCGCGCACATGCCGAAGTTGCCAGTATCAAGGGGCCGCAATATTGGCCGCCAATGGGCACCAGGTCGGCTCAGCTGGTTGCGGCTGCACTGGCCTGTCCCGCCCGTCTGGCGTGCTATGGTGGACGTGTGACGCAAGCGGCGCACCTGTCCGCGAAGATCGCGCCAGAAGCTGCGACAGATACGCACCCGCCTGATTCTCACCACCCACCCGCCACCGCTACCCGCCCGCCCTCGTCGGCGGGCTTTTTTTGTTTGAATAGACTGGCAAAAAATATTTTTTATATTTTCTATTTTTTATATTGACATCGTACTATGAACCCGATATAAATAATAACGTAGGGCAGAGAAAACAAAACAACTCAGCAAGGGGCAGACAGATGAACGCAACCGCAACTGAAACCAAAACATTCAAGCTAACAGACGGCAGCAAGAGCGGCTCTTTTTATGTCGCATTCTACTACACCGTAATTGGCGACATGGTTAAGGTTCAACAGTATATTCACGATTCATGGAACATGCTGCCAAGTGGTTGGAAGAAAGCTGAAACAATGACGATTGAAGATGCCAGAAATCACTACCGTAGCAAATTAAAACAAGGTTTTACCAAGTAAACTAACCCACCACCCCGCCCCGGTTCATTGCCGGGGCAATCACTCAGCAGATAGGAGAGAGACAGATGAGACCTCAAGAATACATTTTGGAGCTTGTGAGCCACGAGGATTACAACGGCTACAAGACAGTTGATCTTGTCAAAGAATTTTTCAACTGCCAAGACGCTGAGATTACAGCGGAAGGTGACGTGTGGATTTCCCGTCCGCAAACGCCGCATCTATTGAGCAACATGGAGCTGCAAGGCTTTGTTGACTGGCACAAGGCAACGATTGGCTAACTAACCCCACGCCACCACGGCAGGAGGCCGCGACAATGACCGGATGGAGTCTCACACTTTCCTTTTTTGGGGCCAGTCTCACGCTGGCCAAATCTCCAGAATGTCAGACTCAGAATCAGCAGACAAACCCAAGCGAGGCCGGCCAGTCGGCACCCGCAACAAGCCCGGCGCCAACAAGCCGGGCCGCAAGCCCAAGCCACGCGCCAGAGAAAAGCGCGTCGCATCGTTGGGCGAGCGGGCACAGATCAGCGTCGCGTTATCGCAGGCCACGGCGGCCAAGCTGGCGGCGATTGCTCAAAAGTGGCGCGTGACGCGGGGCGAGGTGGTCAGAAGGTTGATTGACCGGGCGGAGGAGTGAACTATCTGGAATTGCCGGATAGTTCAACCAATCTCCTCAGCCGCCTGTTTTGACAGATCAGTTTTGACCTTTGCATAAATTTCACTTGTCTTGGCCGTGGCATGGCCTAGAAACGCTTGTGCCGCATCCAGCCCGTATTTATCCCGTACCATCGACCCGGCCAAATGCCGAAGCTGGTGCGGGTGCCAATGTGCCACCCCTGCCCGCTTACAGGCACGGTCAATGGCCAGCGTATATGAATCAACCCGCATCTGAAAGAGCCGATCATCTGGCGACAATCCAGCCGACCTTCTGGCGATGATCGCGCGTGCCTGCGGCCCCAGGTGAATCTCTCGCTTGTGACCACGCCATTTGTTTTTGTGCTTGTCTGGTCGATAGACGTTATCAGCAATCTGCCGGGTGGTCATGCTCAACACTTCACCTGACCTCATGCCGGTATAAATCTGTAGGTCGATCAAATCACGGATCACATCCGACACCACCGCCTTGACCGCTTCAACATCCGCAATCGGCACGGGATCGACCTTCTTTGCCGACTTGGCAGGTGATCGACCTGGCTTGAGTTTTGGCACTGTCTGGAGTGAATGCCAGACACCCGCAGGGAGCCTGTCAGTCATCGCCGCCCAACGAAACAGATTCAAAATATAATTGTGCCATTTGTTGATGGTCAGTATCGACTTGCCCGCATCAACCCACGCTTGACGCAGTTCAAGGAACTTGGCTGGGGTAAATGATTCAGCATGACCAGCTGCGAACTCTGGTTGCAATAACCATCGGATCGCGAGATTGATCATTTTCGGCTCGCCAGAGGCTTTAGGGTAGTTTTTGGGTAAGTTACTCAAATACTCCCCGGCGAGCTCCGCTACTGTCATTTTTGGCCGATTCTCAACAGGCAGAATCACAGCCTCGCCGCTCTTGGTAATGTTTGCCAGAATCGATTGATAGGCCGCTGCCGCTTCAGCCGACCCAGCATGACCCAGATAAATTGTGACACCGTTATAGAGTATGAACGCCTGCCCGGAATGAGCATGATGACGTAAAGTTGGGACGTTGTGCTTAGGGCGTCCCATATCAGCAAAAACATCGATAACTGAGTACATTACTCAAAAACTCGGCATTTTGACGGGAGTACATGTAGGCAGGTGACAAAAATAAAATAGCATAAAAATAAAGACATGCAAAAACACACCCGGAAGGATTCGAACCTTCGACAAACGGATTAGAAAAGCGTTGAAAGGCTTGTTTTATCGCGTCGGTCACAGGCTCTACTCATTTATTCAGGTGGTGTTAATCACAGGATTGTTCAAGATCGGGAATCAGCTTTGACAGCCGATCTATGACCTCTTCGCGATCCAGCTTGATCAGTTCAAGCAAGGCCAGTTGAATCACATGCTCGCGACGTGCGGAACGTCCACGAATTTTAAACTTGTCGGTTTCCTTGAAATAATCGACAAGCTCGTTTAGTCTGCGATTCATCTCTGGTGTTATTCTTGCCGAAACTCGCCACTTGTTTGATAGCTTCACCATGCTTCACCTCCTTTCTATCTCTAATAATATATCTGAAGTTCGGAAAATCAAAAAGTCAGAATGTTGATAACTTGAAACTTCTAACAAATCTGATACAATTCATTTGTTCGAACTCTGAATGTTCAGTGTTCTTTTTATCAATCGGAGAAGAAACGATATGACAACAGAAACCAAAAAGATCAATAAAGGCGTTCGCATCGACAAAACGACATGGAACCGCATCAGCATGGTTGCGATTGATCGCAATGAAAACAGATCGGCCATGATCAACCGCATCATTGATGAATGGCTGAAAAAAAATGAGTCAAGCAAATAAGCCACAGCGGCACTACTGGGAAATGCCACTAGGTGTCATACGTGGGTATCTGGAGGAGCCTGGCCCGCTGTTTGTTGATCCTTACGCAAGTGATGAACGGCGGGCTATTCAGGAAATTGAACGAGAAGAAGAGAAAAGGATAATCATCCGTGCAACAAGCAAGATTCAGCATAAAAAATGATTATGCTGAAATATCACTGAATTATCGAAATCCAGACGATTATAAGCTGTTTATTCAAGCAAAGCAGTTGCCAAGATTTCAAACTATTGGCAGCACCATCAGATTTCCGGCTGAATATTTAAATAGATTTGGCCAAACGGTTGAATCAAATCATTCAGTTAAATATCAGCCAGTGCATGGGCTTTTTGATTATCAGGCTGCGATTGCTCGGAAAGCAATTGAGAAAAAGCATTTCGCGGTTTTTGCTGATTGCGGGCTTGGCAAGACACTGATAATGCTTGAGTTTGCCAGACATATTCAAAGCGTTATTGGTGTCAGGAAAAGAATTTTGATTGTTTCGCCTCTAATGGTGATTGATCAAACAATATCTGAAGCCAAGCGATTTTATTCTGGTGCAATGGCACTTGAAAAAATACGAGCCAAAGATTTAGCGGGGTGGACAAGATCAACAGGCGATTCAATCGGAATCGTTAATTATGATGCTCTTGATGATGAAGTCACTCAAGGCAATCTTGGTGCTTTGATACTTGATGAATCATCAATGCTTAAAAGTCATTACGGTAAATGGGGTACAACGTGCCTGCGGCTTGGCGATGGGCTGCCTTACAAGCTGGCATTAACTGGAACGCCAGCACCTAATGATCGAGTTGAATATGCCAGCCATGCTGTTTTTTGTAATGCGTTTCCAACAATCAACGCATTTCTGGCGAAATACTTTATTAATCGTGGCCAGACATCTGAACGATGGGAATTAAAACCGCATGCGGTTAATGCTTTTTTTGAAAGTATGGCCGACTGGTCGATATTCCTGACAGATCCGGCTGTTTATGGCTGGAATGATAATTCAAACCCTCTGCCATCAATTCAAGTTCATATTCATGACGTTGAATTGACATCCGAACAAAGAGATCTAGGCATCTATGATCAAGGCAATCTTTTTGCTGGTGCCGCAGGATCGTTTATTAACAGAGGGAAAGCCAGCCAGATTGCAAAAGGCAAACACAACGGCAAAAAGATTGAGACTTTAAAACCTCAGTTTATTAAATCGCTTGTTGAATCGTGGCCCGATGAATCAACTATCATCTGGTGCAAATACAATGATGAACAATCTGCACTCGCAGAAATGTTTCCAGATTGTGCCAATATTGACGGATCAACGCCGATCAATGATCGATTACAATTAATCGAAGAATTTAAATCAGGCAATCGCAAGGTTTTAATATCCAAGCCCAAGATTTTAGGATTTGGATTAAACTTACAGATTGCAACCAGGCAGGTTTTTTCAGGCTTGCAAGATAGTTACGAAGAATATTATCAGGCTGTCAAAAGGTCGAATCGGTACGGATCGACAAGGCCGCTTAATGTTCATATTCCCGTGACTGAATTAGAAATCCCGATGGTTCAGAATGTTTTGGATAAAGCTCATCGCGTAAATGAGGATTCCAAAACTCAAGAAATGCTTTTCAAGAGAGGGCTTACACGTGTTGTTGAAAACAACTGAAACTCACAAGATAGTTCAAACTGATTGCATTCCGCATATGCTTAATGCCATGCCTGCGGAGTCGGTTGATTTTTCTGTGTTCTCGCCGCCATTTCCCAGCCTTTATGCTTATACGAGCAGGGCCGAAGATATTGGAAACAGTGAATCATTAAACGGAGATGCAAAAATACATCTGTCGTTTTTTTATCGTGGGCTGGCAAGAGTTCTCAAGCCGGGTCGGGCTGCTGTTGTCCATGTAATGCAGATTCCGCGAATGAAGCGATCTGGTGAAGTTGGATTGTTTGATTTTCGCGGGCTTAATATCAAGCTGGGCGAAAGAGCCGGATTGATATACGAATATGATTGGTTGGTCAGAAAAAACCCGCAAGCTCAAGCAATCAGGACGCGATCAAGAGAGCTTCAGTTTGCGGGCCTTGAGTCTGATAGAGCCAAACAGAGAGGAACTCTTGGCGATTATCTTATCAAGTTCAGGGCTAAAGGTGAAAACTCTGTGCCTATTAATTCTAAAGGCCAGGTCAGCAGGAATCAATGGATTGATTGGGCTGAAGCCTGCTGGACTGACATTAAGGAAACAAACACTCTTAATGTAAAAGATGGTCGGGGCGAAGATGACACGAAGCATATTTGCCCGTTACAGCTTGACGTGATCGATCGATGCGTCAGGTTATACAGCAATCCCGGCGAACTTGTTTTTTCACCATTTACAGGCATTGGCTCAGAAGGCTATGTCTCGTTAAAACTTGGCCGCAAATTTTACGGCTGCGAGCTGAAAGATGAATATTTTCTGGCAGCTCAGAAGAACATGTCAAAAGCTGTTGTACATGACAACCACAGCACTCTTTTATTTGCTTGAGAAAGCGACATGATTACAACAGAAACCAACTGGCAAACTTATTTCGATGCCGCCAAGAGAAACGACCTTTTGGCGGCATTTGACGCAATGGCAACACTTGGCATGCGTCCGCTACCTGTAGGAGAGTGCGAAAACACTGGCACGCTCAAGAAACCAGCTTGCGGCAGGGGCTGGGGCAATGCTGAATTAAAGCATCGACGAGACCGGCTGGAGAAGATGATTCAGCAGGGCGTGCCGGTCGGCATTGGATGCCAGCCAGACGGTTATCTGGTGCTGGATATTGACCCACCGATGAAAGATCGGTCGAAACTGCCGCAGGCTTGGAAAGAAGCCGCAACGCTGCTGTTTGGGGCAGAGGACTGGCCTGATACGCTTGTGGTGAAAACAGCAGGCGGGTGCCATGTCTGGTTCAGGATCGTTGATTCAGCAATTCCGGCCATTTGGAAGACGGGCGGCAAGAAAGAACTACGCTTGCCATGTGGCGGCAAGGTTGAATTTTTCACAGGCAATCAATCACAGATTCAAGTGGCATGCGCCCCATCTGCCGGTAAGGCAGTGAGCCATGAACGCATTCCGGCAGATTTGCCGAAGTCGGTTGAATCCATTGTTATTGATCTTATCTTCCCACAGCCTGAGAAGCCGCAACCAGTCAAGAAACAATCAGGGCCGGCCACAGGCGACGATGAGGCATGGTTTGAAGACAAACTACTCAAGCTGACCGGGAACGTGGTCAATGCCGCAATCAATACCAGGCACGACACATACCGGGCTGCATGTCGCACGATGGCCGGTTATGCAGCTGGCATGAACCTTGAAAGCAAATACGAACACGTTTACACACAGCTGGCAACAGCTCACAAAGATGCCAAGCCGGAAGTGTCTGATTATGTTTTGGTCGAGACTTTCAAATGGGCATGGAAGAAAGGATTTGCCGAACCGCTTTCCCGCCCGGTCTATCGATCTGAAGAGGATGAGGTGCAAGAGTTCCCGGATGACTGGGAGGAGGCTGCAAACGTGGCAACGATTCGCGCCCTGATGAAACGCCGGGAATGGCTCTGGGGTGATTCGGCCACGAATGTCGGCTGGTTTATCACCCGTGGCTTGCACCTTGTGGAAGGTAAAGAAGGCACCGGGAAAACCAGATGGATTCTCGATCTTGTAAGAAGGTGGTCATATAACCTGCCGTGGCCTGATGGCTCGCCATGTGAACTTGATCAGCATAGCAAAGTCTTATTTGTCGCATCAGATTCGCACTGGGACCAGATCGCGATGACATCAGAGGCTTTCGGCATACCTGATGAAAATGTAATTTTCACCGGACCGGAATCTGCCCCTTACGATTTCACCAGCATTGATGACCCGAAAACGCTGGCACATATCCGCCACTGGTGCAGCCGATATAAAGTCGCGATGGTGGTGATTGATACTTTGATGGCGGCATCGACCAGGCCGCTGGTTGACCCGCAGGAGGTCGCCCAGATCGCTGGCCCGCTCAGACAGATTGCCCGTGAACTTGACGTAGCAATCGTGCTGGTCGGTCACTTGAACGCTCAGGGAGAGACATGGGGCCGTGCTATGGGCCGGGCGTGTGACAATGTGATCCGCATGGAAGCTGATGAGCGTGACGAGAAACAGATTCAGATCAAATCAGTCAAAGCCCGCTGGAATCGATTTGTATTGCCAACCATCCACGGGACTCAGGGAGAGTGTGGCTGGGAATATGCTTCCATTGGATCGGCTGGCAATGATACGAGCCTGAAGACAGCAGGCGAGCGAACAGCCGCCGCCGTGATTGCTTACCTTCGACAGTACGGCTCCACCCAGCCGACCCTAAAGACATTGGTTGAGGCTGCTGTCGAGAAAGGCCACGCCGAAAAGACGGCTTACCGGGTCATTAAAGAGATGACTGCCGATGGCGTAATCAAGCGTGATGAAAAGCAAACTTTCACAGGCAAAACCATCGAATTTTATTCCATTCCTGAAGAGTTTTGACTTTCTCAATTCTCATTTCTCAGGCTCAATTCTCAAGGGGTATATATATACCCCCCTTGATCTTGAGAAATTGCCGTAAGAATGAGAAAAGAAAAGTTGAGAATGTTATACAGTAAAGACTTATGAAAAGTTGAGAAATTCTCAAAACTTCTGAGAAATGGCTTGAGAAAATACCCCTTGAGAAAAGTTGAGAAACGTCGAAATTACATCATTTAGATATTCTGAAAAAAAGATAATAATAACTATTGACATTTCGAATAAAACAAGTAAATATAAAAGTGTACTTCATAGTTCGAACTATGAAACATCATTCACCACCCACCCACACAGGAGCAATCAGCATGTCAGCAGCCCCGATGTCAGTTCAATCATTGCAACAGCTTGGCTGGCGACCCGACCAGCTTACAGACGCATTAGCGGCTGAATGGGAAGCGGGCTATCGCTTCGCGATTCAAGAAGCACAGCAGGACGTTGAATCATCGCTGGATGATCAGCATGAGGCAGACATGAAACAACAAGCTGAAGTGATCGCAGGCACGATTAAGGGCCTGCAAACGTCAATCAACGCCTTGCAAGTGATGACCCGCGGCATCGACCAGCGAGATCATCAATATGGCGAAATCTGTAAGGCCATTGTTCGGATGCTCGAAGCTGTCGCAGTGATGGAAGAGGTGACACGATGAGCATTGCCAACCTTTCAGCCGCCGAGAAGTTTGTTTTAGAAACCTGCGACATCATTGAATTTAGCCGCATCGTTAGACGCGACTCACATCGCGGCTTCACTGGCCACAAACTGACCAGACACCCCAAACGCGGTTATTACTGTACGTTCTGGGCTGCTGGTAGCGGGTGGGTTGGCTATGGCATCAACCGCACCGCCGCCATTAATAACGCCATTCATCATTGCTACATGCGGCTGTATTGCAGCCATCAAAAGATGGCACAGCCTCGCCAGTTGGCTTTCTCGCCATCTGATGAGCTTGACAAGGCTCTAGGCTACCCAAAAGAGCAGCTTAAAGCCTTGTCGATTCGTGCAACTCTCTGAGTTGTCTTTGTTGATGCTGCCGGGCACGTTGCCCGGTGGCGGTTTTTCTCTGTCAGGCAATCCGACCAAAGAAAGGTCATAAACATGCCTATTCCGATGTTAAAGAACAATCCTGGTAGTGGCACTGGTGATTATACCCCGGTTCCTGAGGGTACTTATCAAGCGATTGTTCAAAATCTGTTTTTCATCGGCACACAGCCGAGCCTTAATCCAAAGTACAAACCAGCACAAAAGTTGGTGATCCGATTCATCATTGACGAGCCGCTGGGTGAACAGTCCGACAAGTTTTACTCAATATCAACCACGGTCGGATTTAGCCTGTCGGAAAAGTCTGGTTTGACCAAGCTGTTCAAACCAGTTTTGGGCAGCGGGTGGCCGCCGGAAGGTGGAACGCTTGACCCTGAAACGCTGCTGAATCTGCGTGTTATGGTCACAATCACACACACGGCTAAAGGCGACAAAACCTATGCCAATGTCGCCAGCCTTGGCCGCTTGCCGCGAGGCATGGCGCCATTCGACCCCAACTGCGACATCTTCGCCTGGTCGTATGACGACCCACCCCGTGACGGTGTACCTGAGTGGATCATCAAACAGGCTGCACAGTGCCACGAACTGACAGGGCAGTCGGCACCTGCGAAGGAATACCGGGCACCGGCTCCCGGTGGCCACAAGATCGACCCAACGGCTGAAGATGCACCATTCTGAGGAACCAATCAATGCGACAACGTGATATTGAAACAGCCATCGAAGAATGCAGCCGCTTTGCTGCTATGGCAGAGCGGCATCTTGAGGATGAAGCCGAGCCTAGCACTGCCGAAGATGAGGCCGACATCCGGCGTTATGCCCTCGATGCAATCCGCAGCCTTCGCAAGCTTCGTGAGTCAGTAGTTGATGAGACGATTGAATCGTAAAAGGTTGCCCGTGTTATGCCTCGGCGGACTGGTGAAGGTTGCTGAGGGATTCGCCGCGGTAAACAGCATGATCTGGCGGCAGTCTCCTAGTGCCACCACGGTCGAGCAAAACGGGGGCACGCGGCCCCTGTGGATCATGCGAGCGGGCAATCAAGCAGGGATGCGACAAACGCCACGGATGGCGGGTTATGTTGCGATTGGATGATTGGATATTGAAACACCTGAACCAATAGGCCAATTTCTGGGTTCGATTCCCAGACGCGGCAATCAGGCGTAGAGTTAGTCGATTTTCGCTATGCCTGGCCGGTGGTCCAAAACGCCGGGAACTTCTGCGACTCGCCCAGGTGCGTTGCTTGGGCGGGTTTTAACTCAGGATCAACAACATGATCACACTGTCACCGCAGACAATCGCCAAGATGCGTCAGATTGAGCAGCGCATCAGCCAGCTCTGGGACGAAATTATCAAGATCCGCACACCAACTCGAAGCCTCGTAGGTGGTGCTGATTTTGGGCTTGAACTTGAGGCTCACATATCAGCCGCGTTTGTCATGGCACTGAACAAAGGCGCAACGCCAGAGAGTGCCGCCAATTCGTCAAAGGCAATCGGCGAGGCATTTGTTCGGGAATGGAATCGCAACTATGCACGCCAGCGGGTGACGATCACCAGCAAGCACGAGGTTCAGCGATGGGTGAAAGCTGGTGACAAGTTTGCGGAGCGGCTACAGAGGGAGTTTGAATAATGTCTTTTTATCGCATAGAAGGGCGACTGCCAATTCCACAAAAAACTAAGACTGAAGTATTAAAACGTGCAAATGGCAAGTGCGAAAAATGTCACTGCAAGTATCATTGGTCGCTTGGTTTTTCTTTGCATCATTTAATTTATGAAAGAGACATTTACCCTTATGGAAAACATACAGAATCAGTACTGGGTAACGAGCGACCAGAAGAAATGCTTTGGGTTTGCTGGACTTGTCAGAAATCGTTTCACCGTGGGCCAAGTGGTCAATATTACCATGACCCGCAGGAAGCAAAAGCAGAATGGGATTATTGGGATCACATTATGAGTAAAGACTAATGATCACCTATCGGCATGAGCCGGGTTCGACTCTCGGCAGGTGGTTTCCTCGGTCGTCACAGTCCGACGCCGGGGCGGTGGAAGGCTGCCTGAGATGTTATCAGGCTGAACTTTCAGGCGGCAGGCATGGAACACAAGGACGGTCAGCCTGGCCGTCATTTCATCATCATGGAGGTTGCAACGATGGGTTTATTGGTACTCACACGAAAACAGCTTGAGACAGTTATCATCGATGTCGATGGCGAAATGATCGAAGTCATCATCGCCGAAATCAGGCGGGATAAGGTCAAGCTCGGCATACGTGCATCTGACAAGGTACAGATAAACAGGCCAGAAATCAGGGAAAAGAAGCTGAAAAACGCAGAAAAGGATGGCGTGTCATGATCAATCGCTTTCAAGTCGGCGACACAATCCGGGCCAAAGAATCAGTCATGGTCGGTACGGTTGTAAAAATTGAATACAAACGCGACGCCAAAGGCAAAGCGTATAACATTGCGTCAATCGACGTTCTATTCCGCAATAACGCATATTTCACGATCAAGCCTGCCGACTTTGAGCGGATTTATTTAATCAAGGAAGCCAAGAGTATTCACCCGAAAGAAACGGGGGTCGAGGCGTGATCAGCTTGTATGTTCAAGTTCTCTGTGAAATCAACAGAGACCCGATGGCAACTATCGAAGAACTGGCGGTCAGGATCGATAAGACATCGACCACCGTTAGGCGTGTAATCGAGGAACTGAAAGCGGCCAGGCTGATTGAGTGCCAGAAAATAGGCAGAGCGAACAATTTTCTCATCAACCGCGATAAGTCAATCACCACACGCGGCTGGGTGTTCCCGGTGGCTTTGATATTGGAATCAGGGAGGGCGATTTAATGAGTGTTAATGAATCAATACACGTTCAATTAATCCATGCCGTTAATAGGCTGGTGTTGCTGATTAAAAAAATAGAGCAGGAGCCATGCGTCAGATTGAACTACGAAGATTCTTTCATGGTTTCCAAAGCCACCGAGCTTGAGCAAAAAGCGAAGACGAATTGCAAGAATCTTGGTATCAGCATTGAGGTGCCTTAATGGCTGATGCGGCTTGGCAACCTTACGAAAGGGACATATCAGCAGTCAGACGCAATACGATTCGCCGGGCATTTGCCGAGGTGATCAGTGAGTTAAACGTCTCGGAAGAATCGGCAAGAAAATACTTTGAGGATGCTTTGATTGGCCGCTATGAAACGGTTGAAGAAAAGCTGGTGGTCATCACAAAAAGCACTCAATGTCTCTATGGGTGCAGCGTCTGCGGCTTGCCGATCTCAAATTACAACAAAACGGGCACTTGTCAGATCTGCCGGGAGCGTGCCGAGAAAGGCAAGTGCCTTGATTGTAAGTGCATTGTGGCAAAAGGTAGCACCCGATGTTTGTCGTGTGCGATGAAACGGCGGAACAGGCGAAAAGAACTAGAGCAGAAAAGGGCGGGAAAATGAGAGAACAGATTGAACAGTTGAAGTCTGACAAAGCAGCACTTGAAGTTGCACAAATTGTCATGCGAAAGCATGGTAATGATTCGTCTTTGATTGTGGACGATGCAGCGGTCCGCATTCAGGAAAAAATAAACAGACTTGAAAAACAAACGGATGATCCGTGGAAGGAAGCCAAGCAACTAATCAGGTATTGGGGCAGAGATGATCTTATTCTTGACAATAATGGAAGGCTCTTGCAGCAGGTGGCTCTTTATGTCCGTCATCTTGAGTTAAAGGCAAAGGAACTGGAGGCCAGCAATGCCGATTCAGCCTGAAGATGTGACCGACAACCACATCAAGCAAGTTAAAGATTATCTGGAGAGTCAGATTGGCTGGCCATTAATGCCAGACAATTCTCAGCTTTCGACACTTGCCAACGCACTGATAGAGGCCGGCATTGTCAGCCCGCCGGTGTGGGCGGTTCGCAACACTAAAACAGGCAAACTGGCATCGCACCCAATGACAAGACTCAAAGATTTGGTTCCCGACAAAAGAGAGCCATTAGTAGATGGCTGGGAATACGAACTCTGGAAGGGGCAAACGGAATGAAAAAGCCTGAATATAAGCCATTTCAAATTTCGCCAGAGTTGCGGGAGTCGCTACGAAAGCTGGATGAAAAAAGTATGAAAGTCACAATGGCAGAAACAATGAGCGGCCCAGACGATCCTATCAACCCTGACCACTACAAGAACCACCCTTCAGGCATAGAGTGCATCCAGATCACTGAGCACCTCAATTTCTGCCGGGGCAATGCGATCAAGTACCTGTGGCGGGCGGGTGAAAAGGGGGATGAAATTGAGGATCTGCGGAAGGCACGGTGGTACGTTGACCGGGAGATTGCAAGGCTGGAATTTATCGCGAAAGACAAGTTCAGATCAGAGGAAATCTTGATTGGTGAAGGATTAGAAGGGACAACATGAGCAAGCCAACGCAAGAAGAATTGCTTTTTGGGATTCCAGTCAGGTTTTATGACTTGGATTTTGTCCAAAAATGCAGAGAAGCCGACACAATGTCACCATTTGGAGTGCCTGTAAAACTTGAAGACAAATATGTTTTAGAGCATATTGACAAGGCAACAGAAAGACTTAACAGGTTTTCCGAGCGTTCCAAGCAATTTGGGCCAAAAACGATCATTGTTTCGCCTGACATTTAACAAAAAGGATGAAAAAAGATGCCTGAAACCTTCCTGTCAATCCTCGCCGCTGTGGCCTGTTTTACGCTATCTGGCATGATGGCGGCATTGGTGGTGATGTATATGCAAGCCATCAAGAGGGGGAGATGATGTTTAAGATGTTTGACGATAGTTTTATGAGATATTTTCCGGGGTCAAAACTGGGGAATATTGGCCACTGGGTCAACGAATATTTAGTGGCAGAATTTCCAACTCCAATTCAATGTATTGAATTTAACTGGGTCAAATACAAAGAGCATTTTCTGCCAGCTTACATAATGAAAGTGACATTTCATCCGAGAAGCGATCTACCTGATTCAATGCAGTTTGTCGCCGATTTTATTGCAAGTCCGCTTAAATGTGATTCGCAGTATGTTGACGGTATTCGTGTTTTGAGTGATCCAAGAGAATCGGCAAAAGATATGAGGATTTCACCGATCTGGATTGCACGCCATCTGTCAAAGGCTGTTAGTGAACGTGGCAAGCAGATCGCAGAACTTGAGGCACAACCTTGAAACTTTCTTTTTTTGTCCCAGGCATCGCCAGCCCATCCGGCAGCAAGAAAGCCTTCATGCATCCCAAAACGGGCCGAATCATTGTGATGGACACGGCCAAGCGGAAAACAAGCTGGCAGTCTATCGTGTCGCTACATGCTCAACAGGCCATGACTGACGCCGGGGCCAAGCTGATCAATGAAGCCGTGGCGATGACCATTGATTTCTACTTCCCTCGGCCTAAGTGCCATTTTGGGAGCGGGAAGAATGCAGCCAGGATTAAAGACACCGCCCCAAAACACCACATCCAGAAACCCGACCTGACAAAGCTGATCCGCTGCACCGAGGATGCACTGACCGGGATTGTTTACAAGGACGATTGTCAGGTGACAGAACGATTCTGCCAGAAACATTGGTGCAATGTAAACGAGGCTCCGGGCGTCGAAATTACTCTCGAAGTTGTGCTATAATAGCACCATGCCGACAAAGAAATTCGTCAACTTTCAATACCGACACCCAGACCGACTCGTTACGCGAGTGGTGTCGGCTATTTGTAAAGATGACGGCAATTTCAGAATCTCAGAGATTTACGAAGAGGAAATAACACCGCTGAAGCGGTTCCACAAATGGGGTGAAATTAACGAGCCGAGAATTGTTGATTTCCCAAACAAATAAAATAATGTTTTTTTGGCATTGAAACGCAAAAAAAAGTTTGTCAAGCTGCTTTTATTATGGATTCATTGTCAGAACTTGAGATGGCCGAGTCGGACATTATCCGACGCGCCGAAGCCCAGATTAAAGCCTACCTTGGCGGCCAAAAGGTCGAAGTCATCGGCCTGATGCCACCTGATGGGCAATGGCACGAATCAGCAGCAACGCAGCCTTGCGGCGTGTGCGACAATGGCAGGAGCCTTGAGAAGCTGAAGCCGTCGATCTGCTTGAAGTGCCTGCGAGCCGATAAGAAGTTTGACAGAGTTTTGAAAGCGTCTGCCAAGTGGGAACAGCGAATGTTGGCCATGCAATCTGTCATAGCAGAGGCCAGAATCAAGCGCAATGCCACCATGCAGCGACGCAAGGGGCGATGGCGACAGAATCATCAGGCGATTGATTCGGATGCGGCTTTAAGCAATCTACAGCGACGGATAAGCAGTTGATTCACTGAAGCAGTGAATAGAGTAGTGAAACATAGCGATAAATCAATGTGGCTAATCCTAACCCAAACAGGAACAATCTAAAGCCTTGGAAGCCGGGGGAATCTGGTAATCCGGGCGGATACAGCAAGGGCCGAAGAACTACGGCAACTCTTCTGAAAAGGATGGAAGAGTTTAACCTTGATGAAATGTTTACAGATGTTTGGGTAGAGCAAATCAGATCTGGCAATTATCAGTTTTTCCGTGAAATGCTAGATCGTACTGAAGGCAAGCTGGCAAGCTCGCCAGAAACTGACACTGCCGAATCGATTGATTGGTCAGAACTTGACAATGAAGGCGACACACCCCCGCGTTCAATTAATACCACGGGGATTTAATCGGTTTCTGAATAAAGCCAATCCGCTTTTTGAGTGGGAGCCTGAGCATCTTAAAGAAGGCCGCCGGTATCTTGATAAAGTAACAAAAGGCGAAGTTCAACGCCTTATGATTTTCATGCCGCCCAGGCATGGCAAATCAGAGCAAACTACGATTCATTATCCAGCCTATCGACTGCTGGTCGATCAGCAGACAAAGGTAATTGTTGGAGCCTATAATCACGAACTGGCTTGCACCTTCAGCAGGCAGGCTCGAAGGCTGGTAAGCCGATTCGGTTTTCAGTTTGAATCTGATCAAAATAAACAGCATGAATGGTTTTCAGTTCATGGCGGCGGATTGATTGCGGTCGGTGTCGGGTCGGGGGTAACTGGCAAGGGGTGTAGTCTCTGCTGCATCGACGATCCTGTCAAAAGCCGTCAAGAAGCTGAAAGCCCGACATTCAGGCGAAAAGTTCTCGACTGGTACCAAAACGACCTCTACACGCGGTTACACCCCGGTGCGGCTATCGTGCTGATCATGACCCGCTGGCACTCGCTCGACCTTGCAGGCCAGTTACTGGAAGAAGCAAACAACGGCGGCGAAAAGTGGGACGTGGTGAGCCTGCCAGCGATTGCCGAAGAGAACGACACGCTCGGCAGACAGCCGGGGGCGGCACTCTGGCCAGATCGTTACAACGTCGCAGACTTTGACAGAATTAAAAAGGCCATTGGTAGTTATGCATTCTCAGCTCTCTATCAACAACGACCTTCTCCTAGATCGGGTGGCTTTTTCCGTCACGATTGGTTGCCTATTAGTGACCGGTGCGATAGCTCAGGGCTGGCTTGCCGCGCTTACGATACAGCAGCGACGCCGGGGGCGGGTGACTACACCGCCGGAGTCAGAATGCAGCGAATCGGTGATCGATACCGAATCAGTCACGTTGTACGAGGGCAATGGTCTCCAGCCCAACGGCGAACCATCCAGCGACAGACAGCAGAAATAGACGGGCTTCAGACAATCGTCCACCTTGCTCAAGATCCCGGCGCGGCGGGGGTTGATCAAGTGGAGCAGGACAAAATCAACCTTGCAGGCTTTGCGACTGTATCGGCACGTCCAACAGGCTCAAAAGAAGTGCGGGCCATGCCGTTTGCGGCAGCTTGTGAGGCTGGCCTTGTGGAGCTTGAGCGGGGCGACTGGAACAGGGCTTTCATCGATGAGCTTTGCAGCTTCCCCACTGGTCAGCATGATGACCAGGTGGATGCGGCAGCCGACGCTTTCAACTACTTGAGCAGAAACGGCTCTTTTCAGTGGTTCTCTTAAACTAAATGGCTGAATACAACCCCCTCAACTGGTTTCGCTCGAAAGCACTTCGCACGGGCGTTACTGCTGATTCCACCGAGATTGACGTTTCGGCGTGGTCAGTCGATGTGATCAACGCTCTAAGCGATGATTATGCCAATCTCGCCAGACCGTATTGTGACAACCCTGTTATCAGGGCCGCTATTGAAGCCATGAGGCGGAACGTCTGCAAGGCCATATTGCAGGTCGGCTACTACGACGAAGAGGGCGGATTTGAGCCGGTAGATCATCCGCTCATCCAGATCTGGCGTGAACCCGCACCAGGTGAAACTGAATCAACGTTGGTTGAGTTCATTTATCAGCAGTTGCTGGAAGATGGCAACGCATACGTTCCCGCCATCTCTGACCGGGACACCCAGACAGGCGGCACGATTCGCGAGCTTCAGCCGATCCCTTACAGTTGGCTGCAAGTGCCGACATACGGGCAGGCCATCGGCGAGATCACAGAGTATCCTTTCGTCGGCTTTGATGGCGGGCGTGGCTTCCAGTTCACCACGCCACGCGAACGAATGCTGCATTTCCGGGTCGGCAAGTCATCGACCACAGCCGCAAGGGGCCGTTCACCGCTGGAAGCGGTCAGGGCAGAGTTGGCACTGATCAAGCTGACAGCGATTTATGAAACAACAATCTTGAGCCGTTCCGGCGTGCCCTCATGGCTGGTCAGCTTGACCGGCACCGGGGCGCAGATGATGACCAGCGATAACATCGCAGTCTTACAGTCTGACATCAAGCGAGCAGTGTCAGGCAAGGGCGTCGGCAGGCCATTGATCTTCAAAGGTGGTGAGCTTGACATTAAAACGCCGGGATTCAGCCCCAAAGATCTATCCGTTCAGGAAATGACCGAAATCGCAGTCGCCCGTGTCTGCGGTGTGCTTGGCTGGTCGCCAATGTCGCTGAAACAACCGGACACCGGCAAAACCTACAGCAACTTGATCGAAGCCAATCGGGCAAGCTGGCGAGACGCGATTATTCCATTCTTGGAACTGCTTTCAATGCAGTTGACGCGACTGGTGCGAACGCTTCCGACCGGCTATGACGGCGCGATTGCCCAGCCTGATAGCATGCTCACAGTCAGGTTCGACACCAGCCAGATCGAAGAGTTGGCAGCAGACACAAAAGCCTTGTCAGATAGAGCCGTGGCCTTGTATCAATCCGGTTTACTGTCACTTAATGAAGCTCGGCAGATTATGGGCTATGCCGAAATTGAATCACAGGACACGCCAGCCGAAGCGGCAGAAGATCAAGCAGAAGGCGAGGCTGAATAATGCCTGCCGGGAATTGCAATCTGACAATAGAGCAAGGGGCCACCTGGTCACAGTCGATCCAATATCAGACTGCCAACGGGACGAATATCAGTCTCTCAGGCTACACCATCCGCATGCAGGCACGGCCAGCTTATACCGCCAATACGACACTTGACCTATCGACAACCAACGGTAACATTACGATCACGTCAGCCGCTAACGGCACTTTCACCTTGCAGCAGACAGCCGCCCAAACGGCCAATCTGACTGCGGGCAGCTATGTCTATGATCTTGAACTGGTCAAGCCTGACACCACGGTTGATCGGCTGCTTTATGGCACGCTCACTGTCACGCCGGAAGTCACGCGATAATGGCTGATATCATCGTTAGACAAGCCAACGCCACCAGCCTGACGATTCAGTCGTCAAGCAATCAGGTGCTGGTGCGGCAACAGCCGAATAACACGGTGGTCGTGCAGACGACCGGGAATAGCTACGTTCTGCCACCTGCCACCGCGAACACATTGGGCGGGATTATCGTTGGTGACAACCTGACCATCAACGCCAATGGGCTGCTATCGGCTCAGGCTGGCGGTGTCAGCACGTTCAATAACAGGACGGGGAATGTCACGCTAACGGCGAATGATGTGACAACTATCGCCAATGACCTATACGCCAAAGAATCAAGCCAGAACTTCATAAATTTAGGCGACGGCCTTGTTCCACTGCCAATCAGAGAAATTGGGCCTGTTGGAAATGCAACCGCTCCCTTATATGGCATAATTAGCAATCAGACAATTTCAACCCCAAATAACTATGGGCTAGGAAATGGCACCCATATTAATTTTATTGGATTAAGGTATGGTGGTGGCTTTGGTGGAAATCCTTACATTGCGAAATGGCATAAAAACACCAACGGGACTGAATCACAAACGGCACTTTATCTGGATTATGGGGTAAATTTTTCGGTCACAACATGGACCGCAAATGTATCACTTGTTAGTGATATTTACTTTTTCACCTCTTCAGCAGGATTGACTTTCGGGCTGACGACAGCCACGCAGTTCACCAGCTTTGAAATGACAGCCGCCGAAGGCGTGTTCTTTTACAGCGTTGCACAAGGTATCAATAACATCTCACCGGGCACTTTTGAGCTATTAACCAAAGGTGCTGCCGATAGACTTTATCAACCGATCCGGCGGGTGAATTAATTATGAGTCAACCGCAAACGACAAAAGAACTGATCGATCAGCTAAAGGCTCAGGGCATGACTTTTGAGCAGATCATGATCGAACTGCAAAAACGCGGCATTAAACTGGGAGGCCAGAAATAATGCCGTTTTCATCTTCAAAACATAAGGGCTACGTCAGCAACTACACCGGCAACGGTGTTCACTGCATTGGGGCGTTTGAATACTACCAGATTAATGATCCGACTGGAACGATTGACCCGCTTACCGGGCAAGTTCGAGTTGTGGACATTGCGACTCAGATCGGCTTCTATTCGTCAGACGATGCCGGGGCCAACTACTCTGAGATAGTCGTTAATAAGGGCAATCTGGCCCTTTCAGCCAATAACGCCACGCTCTCAAATGTCACAGTCTGGGGCAGTGATTCGATATTGACACAGGGCCGGGGCGATGGACGCTATGCAACGCCATCGTGTCTGACATATACAAACCTGACCGGCACGCCCCCGATTGCCACGAATACCACGCTGGGCATGATCAAAGTCGGCACCACGCTTGAGATTGCCAACGGTGTTTTGGACGTCACTGTCCTGACCATTGATGGCGGATCGGCAACAGCCAGCGGGCCGAATGTTTACGATGGGGGCGGCGCATAATGGCAACGTCAAATGTCACGATACAAGTCAGACGCGACACCGCTGCCGCCTTCACCAGTGCCAATACCACATTGGCCACCGGCGAGATTGGCTTTGAAACCAACACCGGCAAGTTCAAGATTGGCAACGGCCCGGCTTGGTCGGCATTGCCTTATGCCGTGCCTGATTTGACCACGGCCAACAGCACTTTCAGCGGCACGAACACATTCAGCGGCTCGGTCACTGTCTCCGGCACGCTCACAGCCACCGGGGGCATAACCGCCAATTCAACCATCGCCTGCAATGGCAACTTGGTCACAGCCCCGAAACTTCAGGCATACACCGAAACGGCTAACACGCCCGCCATTTCGGGTAATAACCTCACGCTGAATCTGGCAAATGGGAATGTATTCGGGCCGATCAGCCTTACGGCCAATATCTCCAATCTGACCATCTCTGGCACGCCTGCCAACGGTACGGCAGGCAGCTTCACGCTGCTGTTGAGGGGCAACGGTACGGCTTTCTCAGTGACATGGCCAGCAGCCGTGAAATGGGCCGCCAATAGCACACCGACATTGACAACCACCGCTAATAAAACGGACGTGTTCAGTTTCCTGACAACTGATGGCGGGACGAACTGGTTTGCCTTTAAGGCGGGGCAGAATTTCTAACATGCCAACAGCTTTCAGAACACTGCTGAATCCTGACGGGGCCGCAACAGACCCTTATTTCTCGTCTGTTTCGCTGCTGCTGCACATGGACGGGGCGAACGGGTCAACCACGTTTACGGACAGCAGCAGCAACGCATTAAGCGTGACAAGGGTTGGAACGGCTCAAATCAGCACAACGCAAAGCAAATTCGGCGGTGCCAGTGCATCGATCAACAGTAATAGCTATCTCACGATTGCCGACAATGCCGTTTTGGAAGTCGGTTCAGGTGATTTCACTATCGAGGCGTGGGTTTATATCAGTTCATCAGTTGGCTTCAAGTCGTTTGTTTCCAAGCTGCTTGGCCTCGGCCCTTACCTGCTGGCAGTTAATGGCACCACATTTGTCTATTATCTTTCAAGTAATGGCTCGAGTTGGAACGTGGCCAGCGGTGTTTCTGGCGGCACGGTCAGCGTCAACACATGGACACATCTCGCACTTGTCAGGAACGGATCGACCGTAACGCCATACCTTAACGGCACGGCAGGCACATCGACGACCACATCAGCAACTTTGATCGACAATTCGCATGCTTTTCTGATCGGTGCCGACCAAACGACAACGCCCGGCAGTTACACCGATTTCTTCAACGGCTACGTTGATGAATTGAGATTTACTAAAGGTGTGGCCCGCTATACCGCCAACTTCACCGCACCAACAGCCGCATTCCCGGATTCCTGACACATGTATTGCCAAGTCATCAACGGCGTTCCACAGCCACCGAGAAGCCTGCCCATAACGTTCGGCAATGTGAGCAACTTCCATCTGTTGCCACCATCAGAACTGGCCCGCTATGGCTGGTATCCGATCAAGCCAGCCTTGAAACCGTCATACAACGAACAAACGCATCGGCTGATTGAAACGCTTACGCTGGTCGGCATGATGGTGAATCAATCATGGTCAATCGTGCAGATGACACCGGCGGAGCAACTGGCATTCGCAACGGCCCGCATGGAAGAAATCGGGGCGGCGATCACTCAATTCCTAAACGCCACATTTGCCCGAAAACGCTATGAAAACCACGTTTCGGCTCGTGCGGTGGCCAGTTCCGCTAACCCTGTTTGGTCGCAGGAAGGCCGGGAAGCCATCGCCTATTATGATCTTGTCTGGAATGCTCACACAAAACTTGCCCTAGACTTGCAGGCAGGCACCGCAACGCTGCCGACAGTTGCCCAATTTCTGGCACAATTCCCGCCGCTTTGGGGCGGTATTCAGCCACCGCCAACAGGTAACGGCACTTCTAACGGCACATTTGGCGGCATGATCCTGTGAGCGAACCAAGCCAATCACCTCGCGAACTGGTCGAACAGTTGAAGGCTCAGGGCCTGACATTCGAGCAGATTGTGGCCGAACTGAAGAAACGCGGCATCAAGCTGGGGGGCCAAAAATGACAGACATTGTCGGGCAGATCAATAAGCAGCAGATCAGCAAGACCGTCAAGCGGGCCGCCCTTGCTGGCCTGCTGGCAATTCTGATCGTGGTGGAAGCCGACCTGCCTGCCATTGTGGAAGCCTCGACCCCGGCGGGCGTGGTGCTGGCAATCGTCATTAGCCAAGCGATTTCATTTCTCAAGTCAGGCAAAGAAATAAAGGTCTAAGCTGATGCATGATGCAACAACAGACGACACCGGGCCGGGGATGTCACTTCTCCAGTCTGCTCTTTACGGTGTAGGTTCCGTGTGGGGGGCGGCATATGTCGTAAACCATCCACAAGAGGAATCTATCATGCACCTGTTTGTCAGACTCATACCCAACATCTTGATCGGCATTGCTGCCGTAATTCAGGCCGTGATTGCATACCGCAAGATGCAACAGGCCGAAAAAACCAAGTAATTCTGTCCCAATCTCAGTCCCGGAAAGGCAGGTGATCTGTTGTTCGGCGAGCTAGTGATTCTTTACGGTCTGCAATGTCAAACGGGCGACTGCTCGAAACCCGTCCAAATTTCGCCCGTGGTGGCGTCGCCGGTGGTGATCGGTGAAATCTATCGACCTAACCCACTGCAACGCATCCTGCGCAAACCTAGGCCGGTTTATGCCGTTCCCGTTCTCATTCTTCCAGCCGAAACCAAGAAAGATGAGGTAAAGTAATGGCTCTTGACCCAGAGATCCAGACCCAGCTTGATACGCTGGTTGCCGAGGTAACAAGCAAATTTGCAGCCGAAAAGCAGGCTGCCGTTGATGCGGTGAAGATCGAAACTGATGCCGCGATTGCAGCAGCCAAAAAGGAGGGACAGGGCGAGCTTTTGCTCACCTTAAAAAGTGCCTTCGGACTGCCTAACTAAGGCCATCTTGTCGCTTGCCGCGTGCCTTTCTTTGTACTTTGGAAGTCAGAAGATTGGCACGCTTGGCGAAGCCACCCAGACAACGCCAGAGCCGATCAAACCGGCATGGCTGACGCTGGTTTACGGCCCCAGGTCGATTGACTGGATCGGCGATGAAAAGATCATGGCCGCAGCCACCAGCCGGGGCCAGAAAATCAGCTTCATCAATGCCGATGATGCGGCCCTCGACAAGCTGCATTTAAAGCCGATGGTTGAAGCGGTCGGCACGCCTTGTTTGATCTTTCAGGGGGCCGATGGTCTAATTCAGCGGCTCGCGAAAGTATCGACGATTGACGAAGTTGTTAAACAGATTGAATCGATCAAAAATTAGTTGGCAACTGTAAACGGCAAAACAATCGACCTGACACCCACCGAGGGTATGCGGGCCGAGGCTGAACGATACCGAAAATGGAAGGCCGACGGTCGCCGTGGTGGAACCGACACCGCACGGCGACGGGCCTCCCAGATTCTGTCAGCAGGTGAACTGTCGCCAGACGTGGTTATCACGATGTCGGCATGGTTCGCACGCCATGAGGTTGATAAGCGGGCCACCGGCTTTCGACCTGGTGAAGCGGGCTACCCATCACCCGGCAGAGTGGCATGGGCCGCATGGGGCGGCGATGCTGGCAAAACGTGGGCAGACGCCAAGGCCAAAACAATCAAGCGTGCCCGTGGTGAATCAGTCAAGGCACGGCAGACACCCAGACAGCTTTTAGACGCGATGCCGGACGGCGAACCGCTTTATCGTGCGGCCCGTTCGATTCTGCTGGCAATCGGCAAACAGCAGATTGAAACTTGGCGGCGGTTTATTGAGCCACCAAAGGCCAAAGAGTTCAACCCGCTCGACCCGTTTGCTGGCAGTATCGAGATGGGCAACCGTTTCATCCCGACGATTACATCGTATATCGACGAATCAGGCCGGGCGGCACTGGTAGAGCTTGACCAGCAGGACGCCGATGATTGGCTGGTGAAAGCTCCGCATGTGATTGATGCGGCTAGAACGGCCACGCTGGACTTATGCCAAGAGACAATTAACACATTTATTTTTGACTTGAACACCACGCTTGACGGGATCCGCGACGACATTGCCGAATCCATCCGCACCGGTGAAACGCTTGGCGACACGGTTAACAGAGTCTCTCGCTGGGTGGATGAAAACTCTCGCTGGCGAGCCCGTCGCATTGCCGTCACTGAATCAGCACGAGCCTACAACCAAGGCCGCTTTGAAGCCACAAAGGGCTTAGATTTCGTGGCTGGGTATGAGTTGGTGTTATCAGCCGACGCCTGCCCCTTGTGCCATGCGATTAAACGCCAATGCCCCGTGATTCCCAAAGATGGCACATTCGGCCAAAACGGGAAGAATGAGACGTACAAAAATCTGAAGTTCCCGCCATTTCATCCCGGCTGCCGCTGTACTACTGTCGTCGTATTTGATGACGAGGTGCCGAAAGAGTGGCCGAAGCCGGTCAAGCCAGCGGAAAACGGTTACATCCTGCCAAGTGATGCCGACTTTGCCAACGCCATTGAAGGCGGTTATGAGTCAGTCGCCATCGGCAACGCCAAATCAATCAACGCCTTTATTTTGACTGAATAACAGGGCCTGACAAATGGAAAAACTCACAAAGGCAGTCGAAACGACTGTCAATGGCGGCGGTGCAGGCTCGTTCAAGGGCTATGCCGCCCGCTTTCTCAACATTGACCGGCAGGGCGACATCATACTGCCCGGTGCGTTCTCCGGTGCCATTCAGACATTTATGGACGATGGCGGGATGGTGCTGGCAGATCATGAAAATAAGACATCCGCTGTAATCGGCACATTGATCGACGCCCACGAAGATCGAAGCGGCCTAATGGTTGACGTGGCGTTATCGGCCACCAAATCAGGGCAGGAAGTACGTCAATTACTGAAAGAGAAGGCATTACGCAAGATGTCGATTAGTTTTTACGCCAAACGTCCCACACGCATCCCAGACTCAGCAATCCGCGAGATCTGGCAGAAATACAACTACAAGCCAAGCGACGCCCAGAAGCAGCTCGCCAAGTCAGGTGCAAACCTGATCAGCGAGGTGGCCGAGGTCTTGGAAGTCTCAATTGTGCCTATCCCTGCCAACCCCGGCGCGGAAGTGATCGCAGTCAAGTCTCACGACGACTGTGATGTACAGGCATCACCACCCACTGGCTTCGTGCAAGTGGCCGGAAAGCTGCTCGATTTTGCCGCCCTAATGAAGCGGTGCGAGTTGTCCGACCGTGTCATTTCTGATTTCCAATCGCCAAACCGGCGACATAAGTAAGGAGGCCATAACATGGCTTTGACAGAGACTCGCACGGCTTCGGCGATTGCTGAAGACCGTCTTCGCTTGGCTGCCCAGGTTCAGGGATTGCGTGACGAATTGGTTTCGGCTCCCGATGAAGTTCGGGCTGAAAAATCAGCCGACTTGTCGAGCCTGATGGACCAGCTTGAACGCTGCGATAGCGAATATCAGTTGGCCGCATCGCTTGAGCGTGCCAATCAGATGATCGAAAAAATGAGCCGTCAACCGGCCCGGCCTGAGCCCACGGTTTACGGTGCTAACGTCCAATATCAACCGGCTCGCGTCTCATACGACGGTCGGGTCTTGGATAATGGCGGGCTTGCTGATCCGTCTGACAAGTCGGCACTTGCATCACCTGAATATCATGCGGCATTCAAGGCTTTGATTCAGGCACGCGGACGCATTGAACTTGTGAAAAGTTCAAGCCTGCGGAACATGCTGGAAGTCTATGGTAAGGGCGGCGACTTCGGCCTGCCATCGAACGAGTTTTATATGCCTTTCTCAAAGGATATGACGCTCGGCACCACCACCAACGGCACAAACACCGTAACGCCTGATTTCCGCTTTGATGTGGTTGTTGGGCGAACTGTTGCCCCTGTAATGACACGCATCTGCCGCGTGATCAATACAAATGTCAATCAGGTGACTTTCCCTCGTGATTCAAACACGAACAATATCACCACGTCACCACAGTATGGTACGACGTTCCGCCCGTTCATGGGTGAAACAGTCAATACCACGCTTTCAAAGATCGATACCGGCCCGTTTACCCAGTTGACGATTCCGGTTAACACCGGCACGATGTTTACTGACGTTTCGGCTGATTTCTTCGCTGATGTGGCCGGGATTTCCAACTACATCCAGACAGAGGCCAGCAAGGCGTTCGCTGCTGTGGTTGATAATCAGGTCATTAACGGTGTGACCGCATCGACCGAAGCGGAAGGCGTTATCTCCAACAGTTCTGTTGGCATCACCAAGACCGGCAGCAATAACACGCTTGTCGCGTCTAAGGTGATCGACGGGTTCTACGCTTTGGCCGATCAGTATGCCACCAACCTTTCATGGGTCATGCGTCGCGCGACTCATGGCAAGCTGGTTGCCCTGAATGACAGCACCAACAGAAGCCTGTTCTTAGGTTCTGCCGATTCTGGTTACACGCAGGGCATCACCCCGGCACTGATGGGGCAGCCGATCTATTTCAACGGCTTCGTGCCGGCTTCCGGTGCATCAACGCCTAAGTCGATTGTGCTGGGTGACTTCAACGAATATATCTTGCTCTTGCGGCAGGGCTTCACGGTCTCGATTGACGAAGTATCGATGGCCTATGCGAACCGCGTCCGTATCGCGGTCAAATACCGCTTTGGCGGTGCTGTGCGTGATCCGCGAGCCTTCCAGATTATTCAGGAACTTGTCTAAGTTTTGAGGGCGTGCCCCTCGCCGTTCCCGGTTGTCAGATGCTTCGGCAGCCGGGGGCGGTTTTTACCTTACTTTGTTTATCCACCTGAAATAAGACTACTGTACTATGCCTGCATACATCACACAGAATGAAGCGGCCCTATTTGCTGAAACGCTTGGCAGTGTATCCGCCATGCGTGCCACCGTGCTATTAACAGCAGCATCGACCATGCTTGACCAGTTCACAGGCCGCACTTTTACAGGTGCCGAATTGACTGATAGCGTAAAAGCAGGAATCGCCATGTGTGCCGAATGGATGGCCACGTCAAACCCGGCAGGCGGAACGATTATCAAAGAGAAGATCGGCGATTATGACGTCAATTATGCCACGCCTGAAGCGGGCAGCATCCCGGTCGCCATTCAGATGTTGTGGGCACCTTACAAGATTGTGGCGGTCGGATGATACGCAAGAAAATTAAATACAATTTTCAAGGGCAAAAATTTATTCAGAACCTTGAACGAAGCCTTGAATCTGCGGCCATTCAAGGCGCGTTAATGGTAGAACGCGACGCCAAAAAAC